AGGGGCGACACTCCGAAGGTTTTTTTATGATTGGAAACTACGAATGACCGCAGAAAACAAACCCCTCCCGAATCTCGAGCTTGCGCGTGCGCTTGGCATCACGCCGCAGCGCGTGAGCGTGCTTAAGCGCGAGGGAATGCCGGCGCATTCAATCGAGGCCGCGATCGCCTGGCGCGAGGAGCGCGCCGTTGCCAGGGCCGCGCGTGCGCCGGTGGCCGCGTCGGCCGCGTCGCTCGACGACGGCACCCTGGCCGGCACGATCGCCGAGCACCGTCGGCTCGTCGACCAGGCCCGGGGCGTTTGGCTGGCGGCTATGACCGGCGGCGATACGAACCAGGCGAAATACCAGACGGCATATAACCAATCCCTCAAGACCCTGGTCGCGCTCGAGGAGGAGCAGGAGCGCCGGGCGATCCTGGCGCGTGAATACATCAAGGCGACAGAAAGCGCCGAGACGATGCGGCGCCTTATGGCCGAGGTCGTCGAACGGTTCGACAAGCTCGCCCTGGATTGCGCCGAGGGTTGCAACCCCGAGAACCCGCCGAAGGCCGTTAAGGTGCTCGAGGCCTGGGCGCGCAAGACGCGGGCGCAGCTGACGGAGGGGCTCGACGATGGCGCGTAAGCGCAAGCCGGCGAAGCGTAAGCCGATGCCGCCGCCGACCAGGGTTACGCCGGACAAGCGCCGGAAGATACTCGAACGGCTGCGGGCGCTTATGCAGCGGAAAGGCCTGTATGACTAACGCCGAGCTGAGGCGAATCGGCCTCGAGGTGCTGCGCCCTTCCGACGACGGCGATATCGTCCGATGGCTCGAGGCGAACGTTAGCAGCATTCCCGATTCGCCGATGCCAGGGCCGTTCCGGTCGGAGCGTACGCCCTGGATCGCCGAGGCGCTTCGCATCGCGGCCGACCCCGAGACGCGGCTGCTCACGATCCAGGCGAGCATTCAATCCGGCAAATCCCTCTTTGCCCGGTTGTACCTTTGCTGGATGATCGCGAACAAACCAGGCCCGACGATGCTCCTCCAGGCCACCGACCCCGAGGCCCGCGACTTCAGCATTCGCAGCTTGCGGCCTTTGTTCAATTGCTGCGAGCCGGTCGCGCGTCGTCTCAAGCCCGACGATTCGGACAGGTCGACGACGATAGATTTCGACCGTATGACCCTTTATTGCCGGGGCGCCTGGAACGAGGCGAACCTTCAACGGCTTTCCCTTCGAACCGTGATCGGCGATGAGGCCTGGTTGTACCCTCGCGGGCATATCGGCGAGGCGAGCGCGCGCGTCACGGCCTTCGGCTGGATGGGCAAACGAATCTTTATGTCCCAGGGCGGCACGGCCGGCGACGAATGGACGCAGCTCCACGAGAGCACCGACCAAAGGGATTGGAATTTCTGCTGTCCTAAATGCGGCGAGCTCCAGCCGTGGGAATGGTCGAACGTCCGGCTGCCGGAGGATGCGAAGGCGACCGGCACCTGGGATTTGCTTAGGGTCGCCTCGGGCACGACGTACGAATGCCGGCGCTGCCTGGAACGGCTGCCGGATACGAACGCGACCAGGCTCGAAGCGAACGCGCAGGGCGCCTTCGTCGCGACGAAGCCGTCGAGCGCCGCAGGGCATATCGGCCTCCATTGGAACGCGCTCGCCTGTATGAGCTGGGGCGAGCTGGGCGTGCTTATGCTCAAGGCCGCCGAGGCCGTCGACCTGTACGCCGACGAGGAAGGGCGTCGCCTGTTCAAGACCAAGCGCCTTGCGCTGCCCTGGTCGGAGGAGGGCGGGGCGATCGTAAACCTCGAGGAAGCCGGGCCGTACCAGGCCGGCGAGGATTGGCCGCACGAGGCGCGAATCACGCCGAAGGGCGAGGTCGTGCTGCGCGAAGGGGCCCCGGAAGGGTCGCACCGTTTCCGCACGGCGGGCGTCGACGTGCAACGCGGTTCATTCTGGATCGCGATTCGGGCCTGGGCAAAGACCGGGCATAGCCGGCTTTTGCATTACGGAAAGGCCGAGACGTGGGAACAGCTCGACGACCTGGTGCAGAAATTCGGGGTTCATAAGGCCCTCGTCGCCGTCGATTCCGGCGACCAATCGGACACCGTTTACCGCGAGGCCGGCGCGAAGCGGGGTTGGAAATGCACGAAGGGTTCGGGCCAGACCGATTTTACCGTACGCGACCGCAACGGCACCTCGAAGCGCTTTTATTCTGACAAGCAAAAGGTGCACGTTCCAGGATACGCGCAGCGCGCCGAGCTGATCGTATTCTCGGCCCTGGCCGCGAAGGATATCCTTAACGGCCTCCGGCTTAAGAAGCTGCATACCTACCCCTCCGACGCGCCGGCCGAGTACGCCGAGCAGCTCAACGCCGAGGTTAGGGTGATCAAGAACGGCAAGCCGATATGGCAGCTTCGGGCCGGCAAGCGCGACAATCACGCCCTCGACTGCGAGGTGCTCGCGATGCTGGTCGCCCTCCGGTGGGGCCTGGTCGGGCGCGAGGCCTCCGAGGTTGGCGACTTGCCCTCCGACAAATGAGGGTTAGATTGTACCAGGGTTGCGGCCGGCGTAGTTTCCGGGGTTGTGCGTTCCTGGGGCATAGGGTACACGGCCGCAACCCTTCCCCTGGGGCCGTTGCCTAACCCTGCAAAGGTATGGCCTCTGGTTTGTTCATAGGGTTGACCGAGACGCAGCTGTTGGCGATCCGCGACAAAGCCGTCGCCGATATCACGGCCGGCCGCGTAATCACGTCCTATTCGGATTCCGGCTCGAGCGTTTCGAAAGCTTACGCCCTTCCGGCCAAGGAGATGCTTGCCGAGGCCCTCTGGGCCCTAAGCCGCCTTGACCCTGGCACCTATGGCCGTCGTCGTAATGTGATCTCGACCAATTGGGAGAACCGCGACGAAGGTTGATTTATGGCCCCCCGAAAGAAAGACGGCGCCGCACGCGGCGCTTCACGTAACGCAGCCAAGGGCGACGCGCCCAGGGGCCCGAAGCCCCGGGCCTCGATCAACAATTGGCAAAGCGTGGGCAGCTCGGCCGCCCGCCGTTACCTCTTTCTTTCTCCGGCGCACGACCTCCGGCGCGATCTGACTCCGTACGACCGGCTTACGATGCTGAAAAAGTGCCGGTGGGCCGAGAGGAATTCCGGCCTGTACCGGCAAATTTTGGCTGACCTGACTATGTACGCCGTCGGCGACGGCATTACGCCGCAATCGCACGCGAGCACCGAGGAGCACGCCAAGCTTTACGAGGAGTATTTTCGTGAGAAGGCCCGGCGCATCGAGCTGACCGGGCGCTGGTCTTTCTGGCAAGTGCAGGCCCTCCTCCTTAGGGCGATGATTCGCGACGGCGACGCGTTCGCCGGCAAGATTCGCAACGCTCGCGGCGAGGCGAAACTGCAATTGTTCGAGGCCCACAAGGTCGGAAACCCCGACGCGCCCGAGATTCCCGAACGTATGTGGGACGGAATCCAATTCGGCGCATACGGCGAGGTCGTCGGTTATAACGTCTACCGTTCCGACGGCCGTTCGCGCCTGGTAATCGGGCCGGCGATGATGCATATTTGCGACCACGAGTACGTTTCCGGGGCCCGAGGAATTCCGCTGCTCCAGCATTCGCTCGCGACGATCCAGGATTCCCAGGAGCTCCTAGCCCTCGAGAAGCAAGGGGTTAAGGATGGGTCGGACATTACTAGGGTGCTCAAAAAAGATGGCGGTTACGTCGACGAAACCCTGGCCGGCGAGATTTCCGGAAACCGCGCCGAATGCGGCGAGCTCGGCGCCGTCGCGGCCGCCTTCGGAGGCAAGCTGCTTACCCTCTCGCCCGGCGAGTCTCTGGAATCCTTCGCCTCGGCCCGACCATCGCCGACGTTCACCGGCTTCCTCGACGCCCTTAATCGGGATATCGCCCAGGGCGTGCTCCCTTACGAATTCGTCGGCGACTCCTCGAAGATCGGAGGGGCATCGGTTCGCCTGGTCGTCGGCAAGGCCGCGCGCGTATTCGGCAAGTATTCTCAGATCGTTATCGAGCAGCTTTGCATTCCGACCTGGGGCTACATCATCGGCGACGCCATCGCCCGGGGCGAATTGCCCGACGACCCGGATTGGGCGCGCACCAGCTGGACGACCCCGAAATCAATCACCGTCGACTCGGGCCGCGATTCCGCGAACGACCGCGCCGACCTTTTCGCCGGCATCACCAATTTCACCGAATTGTTCGCGCAGCGCGGAACCGATTTCCGTACGGAAATGACCAGGCGCGCCGACGATATGGCCTTTATCGCGAACCTCGCCCGCGAGCGCGGCCTTCCGTTCGAGCTTCTCTATATGCCGACGAACGTAGCCCCTGGCACCGTCGGCCCCATCGTCGAGCAGCCGGAGCCGGCCGCCGGCGAAGCCGACCCTTCCGAACCCTCCGAACCTAATTCCTAAGATGAACCGTTTTCTTCTGAACGGCCTTCGCGGCCGCGAGCCCCTTCTGATTGAGCCGAGCCGTGCCCAGGATCACGCGGCCCTGGCCGAGAAGGTCGGATTTACCGACCTCCTCTCCAAGCTGTTCGGCGACCGCCCGAAGGCCTACCTTATGGAAGATGGCGAGAAGCGTATCGGCGTCGTGCCGGTTCGCGGGGTAATCGGCAAGGCGCTCGCCCCGGTCGAGAAGCTCGCCGGCGCCGTCGACGTCGACGACATTTCCGAAGATATCGACGCGATGCTCGAAGCCGGCGCCGACCGCATCGCCTTCGACGTCTCCTCCCCTGGCGGCACCGTAACCGGCGTCGAGGAGCTCGCGAACAAGATTCGCGCCCTGGGCGTGCCGACGATGGCCTATACTGATACCGAGATGGCGTCGGCCGCCTATTGGATCGCTTCGGCTGCCGACCGGGTGCTCGTGAGCCCCTCGGCCTCCGTGGGCTCCGTGGGCTGCTACCTGGTCGTTTACGATATGTCCAAGGCCTTCGAGGCCGCCGGCGTGCAGGCCCGCGTCTATAAGGCCGGCCGGTATAAGGCGATCGGCGTCGAGGGCGCCGAGATCACGCCCGACCAGGACGAATACCTGCAAGATTCCGTCGAGGAGATTTGGGAAGATTTCAAGGCCGGCGTGCTTATGAAGCGCCGCCTCGTTAAGCCCGACGATATGGAAGCCCAGGTATTCTCCGGCAAGGTCGCCGCGTCGAAAGGCCTGGCAACCGGCGTCGCCGAATCATTCAAGGCCGCCCTGGCGAGCTTCTGATGCCGCGTATCTTTTCGGATATCGACAATACGGTGCTTCGCGACGGCGA